CTGATCTTGCAACGCTAAAGGAGAACGAGCCGAAGGAATATGACCGCATCGCGGCGACTCTTCGTCACGTTTTGAAGGGACAATAATAAGGTCTTTGGCTCTTTTGATCGTATCCCTCCGGTATTCTCGATGTCCGCTTTGGGTCAAAAGCGGACATTCGTCTAACAATTTGGATCGGGGGCTGGAGTGTTCGTCAATGCGTATAACCCGTGCGCCGCTGACGCGGCCTAATCAATTGATCTGAATTCCACCCACAAACACTTTCGGTCCCATGCCGACCATCATTGTGCCGAAGGGGCTTTGCTGTGAGGACCACTTCAGGAATTGTGAGACACTATCGACCTGATCATCATGTCGGCCGTTCGGAAACGCCAGAAGTTCATGCAGGAAGGTGTCAAGCCAGTCGGCCTCCTTTGGCAGATGCATGTGTCCGGCTTCGATCTTGGCGGACTGCGCCACCATGCGATCCACCTTGCTCCCCTCCGGCTTCCGACCGATGGGGCGTGGCATTCCCTGCGACGGATCGCGCCAGAGATCCTGCAGGAGTGCCATGCCAGGTCCGGCATTTTCGATCAGGATGGTTCCGGCACCGTGCTTCGCCGCGAGGCTCGCGAGCTTGCGGCGAAGATCAGGGTATTGGAGCCGGGCACGGAACACGTCGACGAGGTAATAGTCCGCCTTGATGATCCACCAAGTCGTGCAAACGGAATAGTCGTTGGCATCGCCCGTCATCATGGCGATATCCCAACTCTGCACGATGCGCTTGGCGGAATCGTGGGGCAGGTGGTCGTAGTACCGGAACCACTCGCGTCGGATGAGATTGCCTTCAATAGGAACCGGCCGTTGCTGATACTGCGCTGAGAACATCAGGCTGCCGGTCTGGGCCTTGAGACGGTCCAGGGTGTCTTTGCTCTCGCGCTCCGGATGCAGGATGTCGCCGATCCGTCGTGTCATCTCCTTGCCGTGGCCGAGGGGAATGACGCTGTCGTCCACGGCGATTGACGGCAGGTCAAGGTGCTCCCAACCACCTTGATCAAGGAGGTGGCCGGCAAGGTCGTTCTCGTGCAGGCGCTGCATGACGACGATGATGGGACCGGTCTCCTTGTCATTGAGGCGCGATACCAGGGTGCCGCCGTACCAGTCGATCACCCGTTTGCGGGCCGCCTCTGACATCGCCTCCTCGGCCTTGAGCGGGTCATCGACGATGATGAGGTCGGCCCCGCGCCCGGTGAGCGCGCCGCCGACCGAGGTGGCGTAGCGGCTGCCCCCCGCCGTGGTGACGAGCTCGGTGCCGGTATCCCTTGCGGGCCGCATGCCCGGGAACAGTGCCCGATACCAAGGCGCATCAATGATCATGCGGAACTGGCGATGCAGTTCGGCGGCGAACTCGTTGGAGTAGCTCACCACGATGACGCGGCGGGCCGGATCGTGACCCAGCAGCCATGCCACATAGGCAACCGACACGCAGATCGATTTCAGCGAGCGCGGCGGCTGATTGATGAGGAGCCGGGAGATCTCGCCCCCGTGCACACGCATCAACTGGTGGACGATGGCGTCGATATGCCAGTTCGGCAGGTAAGGTGTGCCCGGCAATATGGTCTGGAAGCTCTTCCTGATGAAAGAGCCGAGGTCGCTCCGCAGCAGCGCGGCAAAAGCGGCCTGCTCGTTCATTTGCGAGCCTTCGTGCCTGAGCCGGCGCCGGGTTTCGAGGCCGGATCGTCGGCGAGGCCGCCCGTTGCCGAGGTCATTGCGGCGGCCGCGAGCTGGGCCACATACGCAGCGAGGATGGCTTGGTCATCGGCGAGCAGCTGTTGGGCCTGTCCGACCTCGTCGTTATTGAAGCGCAGTGCAAGCTCAAGGAAGCGATCTAACGCGCGCGTGTTACCTTTGAGCGCCCTCTCGCGCAAAACCATGAGGGCAGCCTCCTGCGTTGATCTCGTGCGCGTGCGGCCGCCCTCCTTCACCTTGACCGGCATCGCCAGCGTGCGCTTCACGTCGGTCTTGAGATTGCGTACGCCTTTGCGGCGCCCGGCCGGGTAGCCCGACTGTCCGGGTCGATACTGGCTGTGCGTCGGGGGCTTGCCATACCCAACCTGGTAATCCTTCTTGCCGTCACCGGTCGACGCCGTGGTTTTACGCCTGGACATTATCTTCACCTTCCAATATCGGCCGCCGAAACGCTGCCAGGCCGCAAGAACGGCTGCCCGCTGTCGGCATGGCGTGCAGTGCTGCCGGTTAGCCGCTGCCAGCGCTCGATGCTGACGTCGACAAAGATCGGATTGAGCTCGATCACGCGAGCGCGGCGGCCGACCCGCTCCGCCGCAATCAGGCTCGTCCCGGCGCCACCGAAGGGATCGAGGATCAGGCCGCCGCGGTTGGAACAGTCGCGGATCGCGTCTGCGATCATGGCCACCGGCTTGACGGTCGGGTGCAGAGCAAGCTTGCCCTTCACGGTGCCGCTCAATGCGTTCTGGCTGACGTAGTCCCAGACATTGGTCCGGTGCCGCCCATACCGCCCGAGCGCCACGTTGTTGATGTGCGCGCCCTTGCCCACCTTGAACACGAAGATGAGCTCATGCTTTGAGCGGTAGAGCGAGCCCATCCCGGCATTGCTCTTGTTCCAAACGCACAAATTCATCAGTTTGCTGTAGACGTCTTCCCCGGCGGCAAGGACCTCCCGCTGGTGTCGCCAATCCATGCAAATGTAATGGATGGCGCCGTCGATCGACCGGCTTGCCGCATGGCCAAGGGTGGTTCTCAAAAATGATTGGAACTCCGCCGAGGAGAGCTCGCCCGACGCCATGACAAAATCAGCGTGTTTGACCGCTCCCAACCCCGAGACGTGACCCGCAACCGGCACGTTGTAAGGTGGATCGGCGAACATCATGTCCGCCTTGCCGGCACCCAGCACGTGGGCGTAGCTCTCGGCGTGCAGCGCGTCGCCGCAAAACAGGTGATGCTCGCCAAGGACCCAAAGGTCGCCCACGCGGCTCACCGGCGTGGCGCTAGCGTCGATCGGAAGCAATTCGTCTTCTTGCTCGAGACCGCGGCCGTCCAGCAGAACGTCGATCTCGCCCATCTCGAAACCGCTGACCTCGAGATCGATCTGTGGTGCAAGTTCTAGGAGTTCGGAGAATTCGAGGGCAAGCGCCTCGCGGTCCCATGCGGCGTCGTCGGTAATGCGGTTGAGCGCCAGCCGCAGCATCCGTAGCTCGGCCTCGGACAGGTCCGTCAGGCTGACCGCCGGCACCTCGCCGAGGCCTAGCTGCCGGGCGGCCAGCACCAGTCCCCAGCCAGCGACGACCCGTCCCTCGGGGTCGATCAGGATCGGCAGAACGAAACCAAACCGGTCGAGGCTCGCCGCGAGCTTGCGCACCTGCTGCGGCGGGTGCTTGCGGCTCTCCCGTCCCAGCGGCTTGCAGTTTGCGACCGGGACCAACTCGGGGGCCAGGTCGCGCGAAACGGCGTGACCATTGGCGCGACGCTGGATCAGCCTATCCACGCTCATTCTCCTGCTGCCGCAGCGCGACGGCGCCGGCGTCCCTGCGAAAAATGGCGATATGATAGGCGAGCAAGGCGATTGTGGAGGCAGCAAGTACGGCAATGCAGTTCTTGCGCTATTTGCGCCGCCGGCCGGCAACTCTCAGGATCGTGTCGTCTGAAACGTCAGCTAGTCCTTGTTCCTTGAGCTTCTTACCGACGCGCCGGCACAATACCGCGTTCGGTAAATCGGCTGGGCCGGGCACACCTTGGGGAAAGACCTCGTGGATGACGCGCTGCGCGCGTTCACGCGTCGGCCGGCTTCTGCTTTTCACGCCAGTTTTGCTCGAGGCAGGTTCGGCGAGCCCGCCTCGCTCTCCGGGAGTACACAAAATCTCCAGGACGTCGGTTCTGAAAAGCTTGATCCACTCCAGCTCCCAGTATCCCGGAAGTCCGAACACCGCGCGGTGAACTTGCCAGGGGTTCACCGGGCAAGACGTCTCCCAGTCGAGGGCTGTCGGTTTGATTTCCGCCGGTATCTCAAAGTCCTTGCCCTCAAGGACTCTGGTCGACGTGACGACTCTGGTTGTGTGTTTTTTAAGTTTGCCCTGAATTTTGACGGTTCGATCTGCGATGGCCCGGCAGATGTCGCTTTGCGCCTCCTCTCGCGAGCGCCCAACCCCCATCATGACGTTTTCGATCGCATCAGATAGCCGTTGCCACGCAGGAATGTAAGCCATGAAACCACTGCCTCCACGTTTGTGTGAATGTGGCGCATCTTTTGTATCTTGCGGGTTGGGTATTGTCGGATCAGTCGGTATCTTTACGCGCATGGTTTGCTCCGTTGCAGGCTGCCTGCCGCGTCGGAGCTGCAAAGCTCTCGCTGTCGGACAGCTCAGTGCCATCGTTACGCGGGGCGGTGACGAACACGCTACCGCACCCGGGCGCCCGCGGCGGCGGTGACGACCGTTGATTTCGGTCCCGACAATTGAGGCTGTGCTTGCGAGCAACAACGTCCCGCAAGAGCAGCGATCAATGCCGGGAAACGCCCCGCATTCTCGTTGCCCTCACAAGCGATCTGTTGTTATTTCTTGCGCTTGAAGGTTCGCTTCGCGAGCTCGGGTAAGCCGCAAAGCTACTACCAAAATATAAATTCAGCCGATCGGTTTTTCAAGTTGAGGCGGGCCCTGGTGTGGCAGGCACACTCGGCTGCCCCCCTCGATCATCAAGATCGTCCGTCGCGCGGCGACAAAATCCCTGATCCGTTGCGAAAAATTCGCTGCTTCGTTGCACAGGGAATTTTGTCGTAACCACCTAATTTTGCGGTTCTTTCCGATGCCTCTCAAGGCCAAATTCCCTTCAAATCGCAAAAATTCCCTGCAGATTCCCGCATATCAGGGAATTTGGATGCTGAGACGGGTTCGATCCCGACTGCGTCCGCCACCACGCAGTCCCCCCAATCTCTGATCACAGAGACTTTGCGAGAACTGGCCGCGTTAGCGCGGCCTGTTCGACACGTGATTTTCGATATTTGGTCTCCGGCAGGCGAGGCCGGCCGAAATTTGGGCTTGGTCTCCGGCCAGAAAAATTCTGGTCCCGGCGCGACCTGTCTTGAAACCGGAAATCTTATGGGGCCAGGCCAAGTCTCTCGTATTGGCGGGACCATTCAGCGGGGCAATCGCGCACGGCCGCTACTCCAATGCCCCGAGGAAGCCGTCCATCGACCGCGGCCTGTGCGAGCGTGGGTGCGACAAAGGCAAGGGTTATCGTTCGATTGACCTGTCTGATGCTGCATGTCTCGCGCGCTGCGATCTGCTCAACATTCGTGACCGTTCCCGCGATCAACTCATCGAGCCAATGCCGCCCCTTCGCAATCGCGGTGACGAGTTTGGCGCGGGTCTCGGCGCGGATCGGACGCGGGTCGGGATGAGAGGATGTCGAGGCGGGGAGAATAATCTCCCGCGGTCGTTTTGACGGGGTCTTTTTCCAAGGGACGACCAGCACATGTGGATCGCGATGAACGGGCTCATCTTGTTCTGCTGAGTGCCTACGATCCTGCGTCGCGCTGTCTCGGTCGGACTTAGAGGAAAGCTGGATGGCAAGGTGGTACCGCTTCACGTCAACACGAGCGACATGGGAGGAGATCAACTCCTTGTCGTTGAGTGCGTCAGGGCCGTCTGCTTCCACTTTGTTGTGCGGTTCCCCTGCGAGATGTTTGCGGACCGCGCTGAGGATCAGCTCTTCGATTTCGGGGGCAGGCACGCGGTTGAGCTTTGCGGCTTTGTCCGGCTGCCCCTGAATAAGGGCTGCCGAAATATAGTAGCGATAGCGAACGGCGTTCTTGACGGCATAGGAAGGTGTCATCCGGTTGCCGCGGTCGTCGAAGATGCGGCCCATCAGCAGTGACTGAGACTGTTGCCGGGCCTTGGCGTGATTGGTCCGCTGGCGGTCAAGTTTAGACTGAACCGCATCGAACAACGCTCTATCGAGGATGGCTGTTTGCTCGCCCGGGAACACCTCGCCCTTGTATCGGACCTCGCCGATATAGAAGCGATTGCGCAGAAAAGCGGCGAGCGATCCACGAGTGAACGCAATGCCCCCAATGGTCCGTCCATTCGATAGCGGGCGGAGCTTGGTCTTGACGCCGGTCCGCCGGAGGTCAGCGAGAAGAAGGTTCAGGCTGCCGAGGTCCAGGTAGCGGCGGTAGATGTGACGGACGGTTTTGGCCTCGTCCGCAACGACTGTGATCTTTCTGTCCTTGGCCTGGTAGCCCAGCGGCACCACACCACCGACCCAGAGGCCCTTGCGTTTGGAGGCGCCGATCTTGTCGCGAATGCGCTCGGAGGTGACCTCGCGCTCGAACTGGGCGAAAGACAACAACACATTGAGAGTGAGCCTGCCCATCGAGGTTGTGGTGTTGAACTGCTGAGTGACTGAGACGAAGGACACGCCATGGGCATCGAACAGTTCGACCAGCTTGGCGAAATCGGCCAAGGAGCGCGTCAGCCGATCGACCTTATAGACGACAATGACATTGACCCGGCGGGCTCGAATGTCATCGAGGAGTTGCTGCAGGGCAGGGCGGTCGGTGGATCCGCCCGAGAAACCGCCATCGTCATATCGACTACGAACCA